ACTGGTTTGACTACTGAGTTTACTCTTAAATCTGATGGTAGTGATGTTGCAGGATTTTCTACAAACAATGCTCTTATATTAGTCAATCAGGTTCCTCAAGGACCACAAAGGTATAGTGGCAGTGTTTCAGTACCTGGTGATTTTACTTTGATAGAAAGTGCTGGAATTACTAGTGTTCAATTTACAGGTTCTATTTCATCAGTATCTTATGATCCAAATACAGCAAATGTTCCTCTTGGAGGTGTTATAGTTTCTGTTGGTTCTACTGAGGGATTAGGATATCAACCCTTAGTATCTGCAGGTGGTACTGCTGTTGTCTCTGGATTGGGTACTATTAGTTCTGTAAGCATTGGAAATAGTGGTTCTGGATATAGATCTGGTATACAAACTGTGGTTAATGTAGGTGTTCAGACATTAAGTACAGGAGCACCTAATATTGAGTTTATTGGTACTGCTGCTATTAGTGGTGGTAACATTGTAAGTATTGCTATTACTAATCCAGGTACTGGATATACCTCAACTAATCCTCCTACTGTTGTTATAGATGAACCATTATCTTATGATAATATGCCTTTATTCTACACTTCAAATCAATCTGGAGTGGGTTCAGAAGCAAGAGCTAATATTGTAGTCGGTTTAGGTGGTAGTGTTATTGATTTTGAAGTTATTAATGAAGGATATGGTTATGGTGAAACTCAAAAATTAACCATAGGAGTTGGTGGTACAGTAGGTATTCCAACTGCAGGTGCTTCAGAATTTAGAGAATTCCAATTAACTGTTCAAGAAACTATTAGTGATAGTTTTGCTGGTTGGACAGTTGGTGATTTCCAAGTTCTTGATCCCTTAGATTCTTTATTTAATGGTAAGACAAAATCTTTCCCATTAAATTTAAATAATGTTCAGCAAAGTATTCAATCTAAACCAGGATCTAATATTGATGTTGAAGTTGCTATATTAGTATTCATTAATGATATTCTTCAAGTTCCTAATGTTGGATATGAATTTAAAGGTGGTAGTTTTATCACATTTAAAGAAGCTCCTAAATCTGGAGATACTTCTAAGATTCTTTTCTATAGAGGAACTGGATCTGTTGATGTTACTAATGTTGATATTTTAGAAACTATTAAGAAAGGAGATGAGGTTAAATTATATGACCAAGATATTTCTTTAGAGGAAAATGATAGAACAGTAACTATTATTAATTCTGCAGATAGTATTAATACTAATTTATATCCTGGTCCTGGTATTACTACCAATGAAACATTCCAAAGATCTGTTATTTGGTCTAAGCAAACTGAAGATAAATTTATTGATGGTGAAGTTGTTTCTAAAGATAGAACTCATTATGAACCATTAATATATCCCAATACCAATATTATTCAGTCAGTTGGAGTAGGATCAACTGTAATTTATGTTTCCAATATTAGAACTTTCTTTGATAGTACTAAGGAAAATTATACTGGTCAAACAGATATTAGAATTATTTCTCAAGAAAGTAAAGTTGGGGCATCTGCTACTGCATTTGTTTCAGTTGCTGGAACTGTAACTTCATTTGACATTACAAATCCAGGAGTTGGTTATACTATAGCACCAACTGTTTCTATTGTTACTCCTATAGGATTGACTACTTCTCAGGGTGCTAGAGCAACTGCTACTATAAGTGGAGTTGGAACGGTAAATGCTATTACAGTTTCTTATGGAGGAACTACTACTGGGTTTGCTTATACTAGCACTGCTGCTCCAGCAGTTTTAATAGGAGAACCCAAATCAATTACCTCAATAGAAACTATTGAGAATGTATCATACTCTGGTGATTTTGGAATTATATCTGGTATATCTACAACATCTGTTGGTGTAGCATCTACTGGTATTGTATTTGATTTACTCCTTCCTAAGGAGTCATTATTTAGAGATGCATCCATTGTGGGAAGTGCCTTAACCGTAAGTGGAATTTCAACTGGATATTACTTTACAGTATCTAATTCCAATGTAGGTAATGCAGTAACTTCTTTATATCAAGATGGTACTGTGGTTGGTATTGGAACTTCCTTCTTAGATAATGTCTATGAAGTTGCTCAAGTTTCTATTGCTCAAACTATGGGTATAGGAATTGGATTAACCTATGTTGCACAAGTTACTGTTAGTGTTCAAGATTATAATGGATTAACTGGACTTGGTTATAGTGAGTTCTTTGGTGAGTATAGTTGGGGTAGAATTGCTACTCAACCTAGAGGAAAAGCAAGAACATTTACATCTTATGCTGGTAACGGTGATGGATTAGTTGGTATAACTACTTCTCCTATTGTTGAAAGAGTGAATCCTTTAAGATACTTAAATTATAATTCATAAATAACTAAAAAATCGTAAAATGTCCGCCATTATAACTGATCAACTTAGAATATTGAATGCGAAGAATTTCGTCTCTGCTGCAACTTCTTCGGTAAATTCATATTATTCTTTTGTTGGTTTACCTAATGCTACTAATTATTCCTCTACTTGGGATACTAATCCACCTTCTCCTAAGGATAGTTTTGAACAAGAAGATGATTATTGGGATACTATGATTGCAATGAAGAAAATTACTTCTTCTGATGTGCGTAGAATGGTGAATAAAAATACTTGGACATCTGGTATAACATATGATATGTATAGGGGTGATATTAGTAGAACAAATTTAGCTAAACCATCAGGAGCAACTAATTTATATTCTTCAAAATTTTATGTTGTTAATGAAGATTTTAAAGTTTATATTTGTCTTCAAAATGGAACAGATCCAGAAAATACTTCTGGAAGACCTTCACTAGACCAACCTACATTTACAGACTTAGAACCTAAGGCAGCTGGTGATAGTGGTGATGGTTATATATGGAAATATCTTTATACTATTAAACCTAGTGATATTACAAAGTTTGATTCTACTAATTTTATACCAGTTCCTAGTGATTGGGAAACAAGTACAGATAATGCTGCTGTAAGAGATAATGCTTCTACTAGTGGTCAATTAAAAATTATAACTATTACAAATAGAGGATCTGGTATAGGAACTGCTAATAGAACTTATACAGGGGTTCCTATAAATGGTGATGGATCTGGTGCAGAAGCAACTATAGTTATTAACAATGATGCTAAAGTAGAATCTGTAAATATATCTAAAGGTGGATCTGGATATACTTATGGTACTTTAGATTTAACTGCAGGGGGTGTTCCTACTGGAACTTCAATTCCTGTTTTTAATGTCATAATTCCTCCCCAAGGTGGTCATGGAGCAGATATTTATAGGGAATTAGGTGCTAATAATGTATTGGTATATTCTAAAATTGAAAATGATGCTCAAAATCCAGATTTTATAACTGGAAATCAAATTGCTAGAATTGGTATTGTAGAAAATCCTCAAGCTTATAATTCTACTTCTAATTTAGAATTATCTAAAGCAAGTTCAGTTTATGCCTTAAAATTGATAGGAGCTGGATATACTACTGCTACATTTAATTTAGATGGGCAAGTAACACAAACTATAGGTATAGGATCTACTGCTGTTGGTAGAGTAGTTTCTTATGATCAAACAACTGGGGTATTGAAATATTGGCAAGATAAGAGTTTGGTTGGATTTAATAGTGATGGTTCTTTAAAGACTGATCCTACTTATGGATATACTCTTCATAGATTTACAGCTAATCCTAGCAGTGGAGGAAATGTTAATATTGCTAGTAATGAGGGTACTTTAGGTATTGATACTAATTTTGGAAGTTCTGGTAGTCCTGGTATAAGTACAGTAATAAATAATAGAACATATTACCTTGGACAGAGTTTTAATCAAGGAGTTTCTAATCCCGAAGTTCAAAAATACTCTGGAAATATAATTTATGTTGATAACAGACCTTCTATTACTAGGTCTGCTAACCAAAGAGAAGATATCAAAGTCATTTTGCAATTCTAAAGAATCATGCCACAGGAAACCAATTTAAACGTCGCTCCTTATTTTGACGATTTTGATTCTAATAGTAGTTACTGTAAAATATTATTTAAACCTGGAACTCCAGTACAAGCACGTGAACTAACAGGAATTCAATCTATACTTCAAAATCAGATTGAAAAATTTGGTAGTCATATATTTAAGGATGGAGCTTCTGTTACTGGAGGTGGTGTTAGATTTAATGGTGCTTATACTTCAGTTGCAATTGAAATATCAAATGAAGGAATAGATGTACAAACATATTTGGCTGATTTAGTTGGTAAATTTGTAATTGGTAGTAATTCTGGAGTTAAAGCTCAAATAAAATCATATATTGGACTTCCTACTAAAAGTAATTTTTATGTATTGTTTATTGCATATTTAAATACTGGTGGTGAAGGCAATATAGAATTTTCTGATGGAGAAAGTTTATTACTAGATGGTGATGTACTATCCACACGTAATAATTTAATTTTCCAACCAGGTCAACCAATTGCTCAAACTATCCCAGAAAGTGCTTCATCTGTAGGAGCTGCAGTTGTCTTATCTGCTGGAATTTATTTTGTAAGAGGATATTTTGTAGATGTCCCTGAACAAACAGTTATTATAAGTCCTTACTATAGTGAGGTTGATGCTAAAGTTGGATTAGAAGTTAGAGAAAGTATTGTAAACTCTGATTCTGATGAGTCTTTAAATGATAATGCTGCTGGATATAGCAATTACACTGCTCCAGGTGCTGATAGATTAAGTATAGAAGTAAGATTAAAAGCTATACCTATAGATGAAACAAAACCATCTAATTTTATAGATTTGATGGAGGTTAGGGATGGTAATTTAGTTTATGTACGCCAAGAAAATGATTATAATGAATTAGGAAATGAATTAGCTAAGAGAACATTTGATGAATCAGGTAATTATTATGTTAAACCATTTTCTCTTACTGCTAGAGAAACATTAAATAATTATCAAGGAAATAATGGAATTTTTAATTCCTCACAAGTAACTTATAATAACAATGTTCCTTCTGATGATTTAGCAACTTATAGATTATCTCCAGGAAAAGCTTATGTTGAAGGATATGATGTAGAAACTGTAACTCCTACTTTTTTAGATTTTGACAAACCCAGAACTACAAAACTTTTAGAGGGTCAAAGTCTTAATTATGTTACTGGACCTACATTTACTTTAAATAGAGTTTCTGGATCTCCTATTTTAGGAATAGGAACTGATTATACAGTAAGTTTAAGAGATCAAAGAATAGGAGCTGCAGCAACTACAGCTGCTGGTGCTGAAATTGGATTAGCACGTGTATATGATTTTGCATTAGAAGCTGGATCTTATAATACTTCTAATCCTAGTGAGAATGAATGGGATATTGCATTATATGATATTCAAACATATACAAAAGTAGCTTTAAATACTCCAGCAACACTTGCTGTTCCTACTCATGTTAAAGGAAAGTCTAGTGGAGCTACTGGATTTTTAAGAAGTGCTGTAACTAGTTCAACGGATGTTACTTTATATAATACTAAAGGTAAATTCATTACTGGAGAGCAATTTATTTTTAATGGAATAGACAGTGGTAATATTTCAGTAGGATCTACATCCTATACTACTAGTGATATTAAATCTATTAATGGAACTGTAAGCACTGCAAGTACATTTAATGCTGATGTTAAATTAAGCGTATTTTCTAATATAGGAGAAGTTAATATAACAAATCCTCCTTCATCAGGTGCTTCTGCAGGTATCAGTACAGTTACTTTTACAGATCCAACTAAATTCTTTGTTGGAATTGCTACTGTTGGAAATATTGTAGAGTATACAAATCCAGGAAAAAGCACTGTTTCTTATGCAAGAGTTGAAAGTGTATCACAACATTCTTTAACTATTGCTGGAGTTAGTAGTGTCACTGGAATATGTGATGGTGGTCTTCCCTCTACTACTATTAATCCATCAAATTTTAAGATATTATCTTCTCAATTCCAATCTTCTTCAGATAATAACTTATATACAAAGTTACCTAAAGATAATGTTTCTAATGTAGATTTGACAAATTCTCATATAACAATAAGAAGACAATTTGATGTAACTATTGCTAGTAACACAACTGGTGCTGTTAGTAGTGGTGATGCTAATCAAACATTTTTGCCTTATGATGAGGAAGATTATCTCTTAATAAGAACTGATGGAACTACAGAACCTTTATCAGCAGATAAGTTTGAGTTCAATACTGGGTCTACTACAGTAACAGTTAGTGGTTTATCTGGATCTGGTCCTGCTAAACTTATTGCAACTCTTAGAAAAGTAAAAGTAAGAGAGAAAATTAAAGAAAAGCAAAAGATTAATATTTTAACAATAGCAAATTCTAAAGATTCTCAATCTGGAATTGGAACTACTACCTTAAATGATGGACTAACCTATGGTACAGTTTATGGAACTAGAGTTCAAGATGAGGAGATCTCTTTAAATACTCCTGATGTAACTAAGATTTATGGAATATATGAATCATCAAATGCTAGCGCTCCAAGTTTACCAGTATTAACTTTATCTTCTATTAATAGTGATACTGCAAAAACAGGTGATTTGTTAATTGGAGAGAAATTTACTGGAGATACAAGTCAGTGTTGCGCAATTTATGTTAGTAAAAATACAGACAGTGCTATTAATTATATTTTGTTAAATGATTATAGTTTGCAGGTTGGAGAAACAGTTACTTTTGAAGAGTCTGGTATTACTGCCACAGTAGATGTTCTTGCTGTAGGTTCTAACAATATAACTGATGAATTTAGTTATGATGATGGTCAAAGAGGTACTATTTATGATTTTGGTAGAATAATAAGAAAATCTGAATATGATGCACCATCTAAACAAATAAGTATCGTATTTGAATCTGCTTATTTTTCTGCAGCAGACACTGGAGATATTACTACTATAAATTCTTATAAGAATTTTGATTATAAAAATCTACATACAATTAATGATGATAGAGTAAGTGATATTATTGATATAAGACCCAGAGTTACTGATTTTTCAGGAACTTCAAGATCTCCTTTTGAATTTTTGGGTAGATCTTTTGATGGTGATGGAAATTCAGCTGCAAATATTTTAGCATCTGATGGTTCTATATTGTTGGATTATTCTTTCTATTTACCTAGATTTGATAAAATTTATCTATCTAAAGATGGAACTTTCCAATTAGTAAAAGGAGTTCCAGCTGAGACTCCAGAATTCCCTGTTCCTATTGATGGGGCATTGGAAGTTGCTGCTATTAAATTACCTGCGTATTTGTATAATACAAATCAGGCAAGCATTAGTCTTGCGAAATATAAGAGATATCAGATGAGTGATATCAATAGACTTGAAAAGAGAATTGAGAATTTAGAATTCTATACATCATTAACTTTATTAGAGAATGATACTTTAAATATGCAAATCACTGATAGTGATGGTTTGAATAGATTTAAATCTGGATTTTTTGTAGATGATTTTTCAAATACAGAAAATCAAATAAAAACTACTATAGTAAAAAATTCTATTGATTATAAAAATGGAGAACTTAGACCATCTCCATATACTACTGAACTTGATCTACAGGTAGATTTGAATAGTGCAAATGGAATTAGAAAAACTGGTAGATGTTTAACTTTAGATTATGATGATGTTGTATATATTGATCAACCTTATGCTACAAGAGTAGAAAATGTTACTCCATATCTTGTAAGTTATTATGGTGGAACTGTAGATTTACTTCCATCATCTGAAGTATGGGTAAATCAAGTTATATTGGAAGCTAAGCATGAAGATCTTACTACTTATACTGAATCAACTGAACAATTGGATGCTTCTGGATTTGATTCTAGAACTGGTTATGGTCCAGTAACTTGGGGTTCTTGGAATGACAATTGGACAGGAACTGAAACTGTATCTACTTCTACTAGTTCATCATGGCAAGGTAATAATAAAGTACAAACTACAACTACAAAACAAAGGAGGGTTGGAACTTCTACTAGGAAAGGATCTAAGCAACTTCTTAGAGAAACATTTAGCACCATTAATGAGGGACCTAAAGTTATTAATACAGAAATAGCTGCTTATATGAGGTCTAGAAATATTAAATTTGATGCTAAAACTTTAAGACCTGCTACTAAAATGTATGCATTTTTTGATGGTCAAGATGTAGCAAAATATATTATTCCAAAACTTGTTGAAATTTCAATGCAGACAGGAACTTTCCAAGTAGGTGAGACTGTCATTGGAACTAATAATGATGGAAAAGAATTAATTAGATTTAGATTAGCGCAATCAAATCATAAACGTGGACCTTTTGATGCTCCTACACAAACATATGGACCTAACCCATACTATCAATTTACTACTCTTTTTGGTACTTCAGAATTAGTACAAGATGAAGCAAGATTAGTTCTTGAAGAGAGAAGACCCATAATAGATACAATTACTCCTAATGTATTCATTGATCCAGTGACAGGAGAGTCTAGGGCTACTGGAGCATCTATCAGAACAATTGGAGCTTCTGGTATAGTTGATGTTCCAGAATTATATTCTTCAACATCTGTTCTTCTGAATGTAGATTTAGATACTTTATCTACTAAATCAGATAATACTTTCTTTGGATATATTGAAAGAAATCTTAAATTGGTAGGACAAACATCCAATGCTCAAGCTACTGTTGATGCAGTAAGACTTAAGAGTGACAATGTAGGAAACTTACTTGGATCTTTCTTTATTCCTAATCCTAATGATATAACCACACCAAAATTTGATGTAGGTAAAAAGGTATTCAGACTTACAAGTAGCGCACTTAATGCACAAAATGAGGGACTTGTTACTACAGATGCTACAAGAATATTTGAATCAACTGGAGATATTGAAACTCTTCAATCTACTATTATTAGTGTAAAAAATATTCATACTGATATTATAACAAGAGTTGAAAGTAAATCACTAACAGGAGCTATAACTTCATCATCATCCTCAAGAATAATAGATACTAGGAATCCAGGAGGAGGAAATCCACCTAAACCAGATCCACCTATTCCAGATTGTCCTACTCCAGATATGACAATTCTTTTGTCTGATGGTTCTACAAAACCAGCAGGAGAATTGCAAGTTGGAGATGAAGTTGATACCTTACATGAGGATACTTTAAATCGTGGTAATCATAAGGTTACATATGTGGCAATTAAACAATCTTCTATATTAGAACTTGATTTCTCTGGAAAGAAAATTAAATGTTCCACATCTCACAAATTCTATTCTAATAATGAATGGGTTACTTCTTCTGATCTTGTTGTAGGTCAGAAAGTTTCTCTTCTTGATGGAGAAGTAGAATTTACAGGTTCTACTGAACTTGGTGAAGGAGATGTTGTAAAAATAACAGTTGAGGATGCTCACACATATATTTGTGAAGGATTCTTATCTCATAACAAAACACCAATACCACAACCAAAAGCCATCAAAGAAGGTTTAGATACATTTGTAGGATTACCTCCAGAATATCAGGCAGGTGGTAAGAAAGATATGTCCAATGTAGTGGTAGGAGCGTTGGGTAAAAAAGGTGTTGGTATGAGTCACGCAACCTTTGTGAAAAAGTTCCCTAAGGTTGTTGATCCAATAGCTGCTGCATATATTGAAGTAAATGGAGATGATTCTAAATTATCTTCAGGTGCTGCTTTATATTGGACCACTTCTATTGCTAATGAGTTAGGAAAAAATGCTTCAGCAGAAGCTGTTAAAAAAAGAATGGTGGAGCATATTAAATTTGCTAATGATAAAAAGAAAGTTAAAGCTTTCGAAGCAAGTGCCGCAGGTAAAAAACTGATTGCTCAGTCTAAGAAAGACATTGCAAAAGCATTAGGTAAAACGGTTGATTTTGGATCAATGAAAGATCCTTGCGGAATGGGTCAAAAAGATCCTTTAGCACAATCTTTCTATGTAGGAGAAAGAAATGGTATTTTTGTCACTAAGGTAGATCTTTATTTTGGTACTAAAGATGATTTATTACCTGTAACTGTTCAATTAAGAACAATGAAAGCAGGTGTTCCTACTACAGAAATAATTCCTTTTAGTGAAGTAGTACTAGAACCTAGAGAAGTTAATGTATCTACAGATGCTACTGCTGTCACTACAGTTACCTTCCCATCTCCAGTATATCTTTCAGGTGGAAAATCTTATTCTATAGTTCTTTTATCTACAAGCACTGAATATACTGCTTGGATTTCTAGAATGGGAGAAACTGATGTCCAATCAAGAGATAGACCAGAAGCTGAGCAAATAATTGTTGGAGTTCAACCTACATTAGGTTCTTTATTTAAGTCTCAAAATGGAGAAACTTGGAATCCAAGTCAATATGAAGATCTTAAATTTACTCTTTATAGAGCATTATTTAAAGAATTAACTGGAACTATTAATTTCTACAATCCTCCTTTATTGACATATTCTGATGATGTTGCACCTTTACTTAAAGATTCTCTTGAAATTAAATCCAATAAAATAAGAATAGGATTTAATACCACTATATCAGATACTGCAGTAACTATTGGAAATATAATTTCGCAGCAAGGAAGTAATGCTACTGGAAGGTATGTTGGTTCTGGAGGAACAGCAACTGGTAATTTAACTATCACTAACGCTGGTGTAGGATATACTCCTTCATCAGGTTCTACAACATATAATTTTGTTCCTATGGTCACTAAGACTGGAACTGGTAGGGATGGAACATTAAACATGACCATAACCAATGGTGTTGCTATTGCTGCAACTGTTGCTAGTGGTGGTAGTGGTTATTCTGTAGGTGATGTGGTTGGAGTTTCTACTGTTGGATTAACTTCTCTAGGATCAGGTATTCAATTCTCCATAGCTTCTATAACAGGGGTTAATGAATTTGTTCTTGATAATGTTCAAGGAGAATTTGCAACTGGTATTGGAAAAACAATTCAATACATTGCAGGTGCTGCTGCTACAGATCTTAATGGTGCTGCTGGAGGAAATGTATACTTATCAGGAACTCCAGCAGTTACTAGTGATGGACTTCATATAAAAGTCCATCAAAAGAATCATGGAATGTATTCATCTCAGAATACAGTAACTATTGATGGAGTTGAAAGTGATGTTCCTGCTACTCAATTAGCTGCTGAATATTCTTCTACTTCTACAGGATCTATAGTATTAGATGATGCAACAAATTTTGCTGAATTTGAAAATGTTGGTATTGGTTCCACAAACTTAGGATACATTAAGGTTGGGTCAGAAATACTTTCTTATAGTGGAGTTACTGATAATACATTAACTGGTGTAACTAGAGGAGTTGATTCTACTTCCACATTAACTCATGATGCACTTGATTTTGTTCATAAGTATGAATTAAATGGAGTTTCCTTGAGAAGAATTAATACTAATCACAGTTTAGCAGATGCCACTGTTACTGATCCTAGAGGATTGGATTTCTATAATATTAAAATAGATATGTCTTCTAATGGTGTTGATAGATCCACTGGAACTAGTTTACCTAAACTTAAGTTTAATCAAACTAAATCTACTGGTTCTGTTAATATTTTATCTACTGAAAATATACCATTTGATATTATAACTCCTATAGTTCAGAATATAACACCAACAGGAACTACTATATCAGGTCAAGTCAGAACTGTTACATCTACTAGCGTAGATGGATCAGAATCTCCTTTTGTGGATAAAGGATTTGATAATATCAGTCTTGTAGGTGATAATTATATGTCTAGTCCTAGAATGATAGCTTCTAGAATTAATGAAACTACATCTTTACCCAATCTTCCTGATAATAAATCATTCACTTTAAATTTAACTTTATCTGCATTAGATCCAGCACTTTCTCCTATGATTGATTTGGATAGAATGGCTGTTATCTTTACTTCTAATAGGTTAAATCAACCTATAACAGACTATACAACAGATAACAGAATTAATACAATACAAGATGATCCTAATGCATTTGTATATGCATCTAAACCAATTACTTTAGAATCTGGAGCAACTGGAATTAAGATCCATTTGGAGGGTCATATTAATTTAACTAGTGATCTTAGAGCATTCTATGCTATCTCAGAAAATCCAAATGATGAATTAGTTTATCAAGCTTTCCCAGGATATGATAATTTATTATCTACTGGACAAATTATAGATCCTGCAAAGAACAGTGGTCTCCCAGATAAAGCTTTACCTAAAACTGATGTCATAGCTTATACTCCAGACCAAGTAGTATGGAATGACTATGAATTTACTATAGATAATCTTGCTACCTTTAAATACTTTAGTATTAAATTGGTGGGAACTGGAACAAATTCATCTCAACCACCTAGAGTGAGGGGTCTTAGAGTAATCGCACTTGCATAATATGAAACATATCAATGTAGAAGGACATAGTAATTTAGTTCGTGAAAATAATAGTAATGCTATTTTAAATACAAATTACTCTGAATATGATAATTATATTCAGAGTCGTGCTAAAAGAAAGAAAGGAACTGATAGAATAGATACTATGGAGAATGATTTGAAATCTTTAAAGGATGATATTAATGAAATCAAAACTTTACTAAAAGCATTGTCTAATGGCTAAAAACACTCTTACTTTTGATCCTAGTGCAGGTGTTGCCTATGGTGTCAATCTCACTATTAATACTGGAGCAGATTTGGATGCTGACTATACTGTAGTTGGCACATCTGGAACTGCTTTTGATTTTACTGGATATACTGGTTCTGCTCAACTGGCTAAAAGTGTAGCAATTGGTTCATCGTCTTATGCATTAAGAACCTTTGAGGTTGGATTTACTAGTGCTAAAGGCGGAGAGTTTAGATTATCACTTGGTTCTACTG